CGTTGAGCCGCAGGTCAGTGACCGTTGTTTGGTCGCTTGAAGCGCCGTTCCCGCCGCCAGCCAAGATGTCGAAACTCCACTGCGTCGTCGGGGTCGAATGGATCCGCAAACCCTCGGCCACGAAACCGTCCAACTTGGCAAGGTCTTTGACGTCTTTGTGTGCTTCGGTGGATTGCAGTAGCGGGTACGGGGTGGCCCAAACGGCGGCCCGGACTTTTGAATCCTTCTCCGTGCCCTGCCCGGCCACGAACATGTTGTTGGACAGCTTCGTGCCATCCTCAGTGACCGTGATCCCGGACACCCCGGACTGTGTCGCGGACATGTTCCAGGTGTACGTGCCGAACTGCTCGTTCGATCGCATCTGCCACTGCAGGCCAGCCGGCCCCCATATGGGCCGGAAGTCCACGTCAGGTCCGTCCGGCTGGTCAATCAGGTCCTGCAAAGCGTCAGCAACCGGCTTGAGTAGATAGCCCGCATACGTCTGGTTGTGGTCGCCCTCAAAATCTGACCAGTACACCATCGGCAGATCCTCAGTGCCCGTCTGGACAACCTTCTTCACCACAGTCGAAACGCTGATGTTCAGAAACTCCAACTTCGTCTTCTCAACGCCGGTCGTGTTCTGCGACACCAGCAAACGCCGGGACAGAATCGACCACAGATCGGAGTGTTCAACCGTGAGTGTCTTCGTGTCCATGTCGTAGGTGCGCTTCCAGATGATGCCGGCGTAGACCGGCTCGCCCGTGGACTGGAACCCAGGAGCCTCCACCCATTCAAGGACCAGAGTGCGCGCCACCAAGGAACAGAGACTCCGCATGTCCATCTCAAGGAATGCCGGATCCGCGAGTTTGAAGGTCGCCCGCCCGGAGCCTCCCGAGTTCAGTGCCCGCTCCCACGAAAACGTTGCGGCTGGCAACTGCATGAGCTTCGCGCCGGTCGTCGTGTTGCAGACCCATACATTCCAGGCCACGGCCCCCCCTTAGATGTAGGTGTCGGTTATGGTGATAGTCGCCTCAGCGGTCCCGCCGCTGTTCACGTTGATGTCGAAGTCCACGTTCTGCCCGGGAGGGACGGGCCACACGTCGGCGCTGTCCACCCCTGTCGAGACGAGGTTTCCGTCCACCCGCAGCCGGCCGTCGTTGAACTCGATCCGGTGCGGGATGCCCGTCACAAGGGCGCGGGTGACTTTGTACTGCTTCCCGCCCGGGCCGTTCAGCCGGTATCCGCCTGGCGCCGAACCGCGGACCACCACAGTCGGTTTCGCGTCGTAATTGCCGCGGTGAAAAACGCTCACAACCCCGTTCGTGCGAACAAAGTCCTGCGACTTCCCGTACTTCCGCGAGTCTGGTGCTTTGACCCTGGCCTGCCAGAGGCACACGCGGTCAGTTTGCGGCGTGATTACCAGCCCGGAAGCGCGCTTCACGTCCGCCCACTGGGGTACGCCGTACCCGACAACCTGCAGCCGGCCGCGCTGCCTCAGTAAGCCACTGAACCTGTTCATGCCCTCGAACATCAACGCCTCGCTGTTAGCGATGAAGATCCCCGTCAAAGTCGGGTACCTGGCCTGGTAGTAGACGGGTGAATCGAAGTCTCCGTCCGCTCCCGGCCGTTCGATCTGTTCAGTCTTCACGTCCGGGGAGTCCCACCAACCCTCGAAGGTGTGGACTCCCCATTCGCCGTACATGTCAGTGCCCTCGAGGACTTTTCCGTCCAAGAGGATCTGCTTAGCCACCAATCCTCAGCCCTGCTTTCTGTGCTTCAAATCGGAGCCAACCCTTTACTTCCTGGACCACGGCGCCCGTGTCCTGGGATTCGACGTGGAAGACCGGGGCGAACGTGACAGGTGCCGACGCCGCAGCGGCCGGCCCCGCGCCGTGCGTGGAGTACGCGGCGCCGGACTTCACCGCTGCGCGCATCGCGTACATCGCGCCCTGGCCGCCTGCCTTGTCCACTTCGTCAGCGGTCCAGACGTGCTCGCCCGGGGCCAGCAGGTGCGGTTCCGAGTCGATACCCTTGGGCCCGCGGCCGAACACCGGGCCGCCGCCCGCCTTCTTCTTGGGTGCCAGGACCGTGCCAGTGCCGACAGGTGCCGGCGCTTTCGGATCCGTGAAGAAGTTGTCGATGACGTCCCGGAACGTTGACTCGTGGTTGATGATGTACGTGTGGACCGTCTTGCCGTTGATCGCGTCCATAGCGCCCTTGGTCTTCTCAGCCTCGAGCCGCGCCTGGTCAGCCATCCACGACTCGACCTTGACGCCCGGTGGAATGTGCAGGATTTCGCGGGTCAACTTTTCCGCTTCTTCCGTGCCCATGCCAAAGCCCTCGGCGGTCCTCTTCATGGCTTCGTAGGTGTCGGTCAACTGCTTCTGAACGGCTGGCTGGCTGTCGCCGTTCTTCGCCATCGCCTGCGCAGCAGCGAAACCCTTCCGAGCGACTTCTGCGTAGACGTCGTTCGCGTCCTTGCCGGCCTTGGTTGTCAGGTCAAAGTCCGTCGCGGTCTTATTCAGCACCCCGCCGAACTGCGCCTGGGTCTTCATGATCGCGTCGGTTTTCGCCTTCACCCCGTCAAGGGCTTCCTGATAACTGGCCGTCGCGTCACGTGACGAGAGCGTGAGTAGACCTGCCCCCACGAGAAAGTCCGTGAACTTCTGCAGGTTGGTGATCGTGCCCTGCAGCGAGACGCCGATGTCATCCAGCGCCTTCGACCACTTCTCAGTCTCGATCTTGCTGGTTTCCTGGGTCTTAGCCATCGCTTCCGCAGAAGCAGAGGCAGCGTCCATCTTTTGCGACGTGCCCGCGAGGACCTTGGCCTTTTCTTCCTCGGTGAGGTTCGTCAAACCGTTCTGCGTGGCAAGGTTCACCATCGCGTCCCGGTAGTTCGGGACCAACTTGATGAGGTCTTCGACGGGGACGCCGGCTTCGGCCGCCTTCTTCCGCATTTCCTCGAAGGCTGCCGTGGCGTCCTTCGTGCCGCCTGTGCCTGCCAGGTTCGCTAGGGACTGGTCCACTTCGGAGAAAGCCGCGCGCGTCTTCGTGGAGTCGCTGTCCTTGCCGAGTACCGTTCCGGCGAAGTCGTTCCCGTTATCCGCCCATTGCGGCTTGTAGATCCGTTTCAGTGCGCTCGAGAAGTCATTGACCTTCGTGAAGCCCTGCCCCTCGGAAGGCCGGGTCAGGTTCCGAAAGTTGTCGTCCAGCGCCGGTATGACCTTGCCCGGGTTCTTGCCCGCGCCGGCGAGCCCGTTCGTGATCTGTGACGCATTGGCCTTGCTCTCGGTGGCCGACTTCGCGTTCCCAAGCACCTCAGCGGCGATGCTCGCCGCAGCGTATGCCGCCGTCACCCACCCAACAGCCGCAGCCATCTTCGACATGGCGGTGATGTGCTTGTTGCTCGAGTTGGAGAGCTTGTCCCACGACTCCTTGAACTCGACCACCTTCGGGATGCCCGTGAGAATCGCCCCGCCCAGCAGCAGCGCGCCAGCAGTCAGGCCGGCCACTGCGAGGATGCCGCCCTTGACAGGCTCCGGGAGGTCCCGGAACGCCTGCACAGCGCCAGTCACGGACTGCACCAGCGGCCGGAGGAAGCTTTCCGAGGATCCGCCCATGTCGATGAGGCCGTTCTGAACGGACACCGTGAGTTTCTTCCAGTCACCGTTGAGGTTGTTCAGCTTCTCAGCAGCGATCCTCGAGGCGTAGCCCGCCTGGTCTACCTTGTCGATCCACTCGGCCACGCCGTCCGCGCCGAGCTCGTACAGGACCGCGGAGGACCGGATGGCGTCCTGGCCGAAGATGATCGACAGGGCCGCGTTGCGGGACTCCTGAGACAGGCCGCCCATTGTGCGCTGCAGCTCGCCGGCCAGCCGCTCGACGCCGATGAAGTTGCCCTCAGTGTCGTAGGCGGACAGCCCAAGCTCGGCCATCTTCTTCGCCGCCACACCGGACGGGGACGCGAGGGAAAGAAGCATCTGCTTGAAGCTTGTACCGGCGTCAGAGCCGATCAAACCAGCGGACGCGAACGCGGACAGGGTGCCCACCGTTTCGTCCACGCTGAGGCCGAACTGTGAGGCCACAAGACCCGACTGCCGCAGACCCCAGGAGAGGTCTTTCACGTCGCCCACTGCGTTGCCGGCGCCAGCGGCCAGCAAGTCAACGATGTGCGGGACGTCCTTGCCTTGAAGCTTGAACTGGGTCATGGCGATAGCGGCGACTTCCGCGGCGTCAGCGACTTCGATCGTGTCCGTGGCCGCCAGGGTCAGCGCACCGGACAGTGCGCCTCCGAGCACGTCAGCGGTGGAAACGCCAGCCTTATTCAGGGCTGTCGCGGCGTCAGTGACCTCGACGGCGGTGAAGCCGAACTTCTCGCCCAGGTCCATTGAGGACTGCTTGAGGCGGTCCATTTCGGCGCGGGTCGCCCCGGACACGGCGCGGTAGTTCGACGCTGCCTTGTCATACTTGGCGAACTCCACCACGGACAGCGCAACACCGGCCGCCACCGCGGCGCCGGCCACCAGCATCGTCCGGCCGATG